GTGGACCCGGAGCCCGAGGGCGGTGAGATTGGCCCGTGCCGCGTCGAGCTTCTCGGCCGGGGCCACCGCCAGCGCGTCGTCGCCGTTGACCGCCACGGACCGAGGTCCCACCCCGGCTCGCGTGTACGCCCAGTCGTTCCAGAGCGAGAGCTGGCACCAGCTGGGGCCGAGCCCCATGAGCGTCCCACACGTCGTGACCCCCACCGGGCGGTCGGGATCCGTCGGACCTCCGTGGCGCACGACCAGGTCGTGTGCCCCCGTGAGGAGGCTCGCCGCGTGGCACAACAGCGGAGGTGCCCCGGCCGCCTGCAGGAGAGCCTGCACACCTGCCGAGGCGACCTCGATGCTCCCCCGGTCCGTGGCCTTGCTGAGGTCGAGCGACTCGACGCAGTCGCCCAGGTCTCCCGTGAGATGGACGGCGTCGCCTGACAGGAGTGCCTTGTTGGTCCGGAGTCTCCGGAGAAGCGGGATGCAGACGGCCGTGACGGCACGCGCCACCAGGATCTCCTCGGTGGAGTGGACCGTGGCGCACCGGAGGCCGCCCTTCTTCTCGCGGAAGACCTCGAGCCGTGCACGAGGCCGACCGGTCTCGCTGAGTCGAGTCTGCTCGATGAGCCGCGCACAGGCGACGGCGCCAAGGTGCGCTCCCGTCGGGAGAGACTGTTTCGTCGCCGTCGGCCAGCGGTACCAGTCGTGGAACGGGGACCCGTATCCAACGGTCGTACGGAGTCGGTTCCAGATCCGTCCGATGGCGCACTCGGGGCCGGTCCACCGGGGGATCAGCTCGCCGGGTTCGGCAGTGGACCAGAGCAGGGTCGCTCGACTCGCACGAGCCGCGTCGCGGTCCATGTTGTCCATGATGACATCGAGGTCTGGGATGACGTGACGCCCGTGGCCACCCCAGTCCGCCGCATCGATGATCTCGACCTGCCGCTCGCACCAGTCGTCGGCACCGCACAGCGCTGCCTCGGCCATCTGCTGCTGCGCCTTGATCTGCCGCCGCAGGATCATCCCGGCCGCCGTGTGGGCCTTGAGGAAGTTCCCTCGTCCATCGGTGGGCTTCCACCATAGGCGTGCCCCGGCGGCCTGTCCGCCATGTGCCCGGCCCATGGTCAGCGTCGCGTGCCCGTTCGGCGTCGGGCCCATGGCAGACGCCATCCCTGCAC